GGCGTGCTGGCAGACTACGAGGGCATGGCCCGCATGATGGCGACGGATCCCGTGCGCGTCTTTGACACGCTTGCCAAGCGCCACGGGTTTACGCTGCAAGACGTGGCCGCCAATGTGCTGGGCCAAGACCTGGACGAGTACGCCAAACAAACCAGCCAGGAAATTGCCCGGCTGCAACAGGAGAACATGGAGCTAAGGCGCCAGACGCAGACATTCACGCAGCGTCAGCAGCAAGAGGTTCAGTCATTTATTGCCGACTTTGCGGTTCGAAACCCTAGATATAGCGAGCTGGAGCCGCAAATCGCCGGTATATTGCGGTCAGGTCTTGTCACGGCCACCGAACCGCGTATGAGATTGCAGGAAGCCTATGAGATTGCCGACCGGCTCAAACCCGCGCCGCGCACTGCACCGGCTCCGCAAACCCCGGCCATAGCGGATCAGACCCGCAAAGGCCAATTGAGTATCACCGGCGCCCCTGGATCAGGCTCAAACCCTGCAAACCGTAAAACGCCTGCATCGGCCCGAGAAGCCCTTGACCGGGCCTTCGATCAATTCGGGCTTTAACCCAACCAGCCATAGGAGATTGTCATGCCATCGCTGACATCCGTTGAGAAGCTCCAAGAAGCTTTCTCGCTGGCATTGGAGGACCGGAGCGCAGGTTACGCTGACCTCGTTTCGAACGCCAATGCCATTCTTACCGTTATGAAATCCCGCGATCAATTCAAGCCGTTCAGCGGCCCCACGATCCGGGAACGCCTGCTTTACAACGAAAGCGGCACCTACACGCGGTATTCAGGCTATCAATACCTGAACCCGTCGCCTGCCGAACTGTTCAATGATGCGGAGTTTACGGCTAAATTGGCAGCCGTTTCGGTCACGCTTTCGGGCGAAGACATTTTGAAGAACTCAGGTCGCAACCAGCTCAAGAACATCATGGAGGAGCATATCTCCGCCGCTGAGACCGAGCTGACTGACCGCTTTGTTGAAGACCTTCATTCGGCTGGCACGGCGCCTAACCAGATTGGCGGGCTTCAGCTTGTCATTCCGACGACGACCAACACTGGCATTTATGGCGGCATCTCCCGCGTGGACAACGCCATCTGGCGGACGTCTTCGTATGATGCCAACTCAATCACGGTTGCAGGCACGTCAATTACGGCGGTCACCTCGACCACCGTCAAGCCGTTGTTTGACCATATTATGATCCAGCGCTCACGTGGCCAGAAAGGCCCGAATTTGATTGCGTGCTCTGCTGAGCATTACATCACCTACTCGGCCGCGACCACGAACATCCAGCGCATCAATGACGAGAACGGTCTTGGCAAGCTGGGCTTTACGTCGCTCAAGTATTACGGCGGGGGCAAATCCGTCGACGTTGTGCTTGAGGGCGGGATCGGTTCGGCCATGCCCGCGAACGTCAGCTACTTCATCGACACGACCGCGCTGAAGTTCCGCTATCACCCGGACAGAAACTTTGTCAAATTCGGCGGCAAGCAGACGCCGATCAACCAGGACGCGGTTGTTCAGCACGTAGGTTTCTTCGGAAACCTGACGATGTCGAATCCTTTGCACATGGCAAAGCTCTACGACAGCACGCCGTAAGGAGGAAACAGATATGGCATATGGTGCAAATCAAAACGCTCTGATCGGTCAACCGATTGCGGAGACATCGACGACACAAAAGCATCGGCTTGGTGATCGTTTTCACTGTTCGGACGACACCTATGGTCCGGGCGAGTTCATTTATCTCAAAGGCGTTGCCTCGACCGCTGTTGGTTCGTGGGTGACGTTTAACGCAGACGACGGCACGACCGCGCTGCTGGCAGCTAATGCCATCGGCCCGGTTGCTATCGCCATGTCTGCCTGCGTGGCTGACAATTTCGGCTGGTATCAGATTTACGGCAAGGCCGTAGGTAAGGCGCTGACCGGGTTCCTGGACGATGCCAACGTTTACGCAACCGCTACTGCGGGCAGCATTGATGACGCCGTGGTTGCCGGTGACCGCGTCAAGAATGCCAAGGGTGCGTCCGCTGTGGGCACCCCGTCGGCAGGTCTTGCCGAGTTCGAAATCCAGTACCCATTCATGGATGACGCGCTCGCAGCGTAAGCCAATGATCCGGGGGCCGGGTTATTCCTTGCCCCCGGTTTTCCTTATCACGATCCCTCAGACGGAGCTTTTACCATGCAAGACACATCCCACCTTCACATCGAATTCTTTTCCCAGACGGTCGAGGACGCCGCCGCTACGGCGCAGGCAGGCATTCCCAAATTCAAGGACGTCGAATTCGTCCGCATCAAATACGTGGGCGACAAGCATTCCGAGCTTGTGGCGCCTGCAAACGATTTCACGTTCTGCCCCGAGCGGCGCGAACAGATTATGTGGAAAGAGCAGTTTCCCCGCCATTATGCGGCATTTGTCGAGAACCGCGCCACGCTTGTTGATGGCACGCCGCTAGATGAACTTCCCGGCATTACGGGCAGCAAAGTCGCTGAACTGAAAGCGCAGCGCGTGTTCTCAATTGAGGCCCTTGCTGGCCTTGATGGCACGCTTCTTCAGCGTCTCGGACCCGGCGCCCGTGAATGGAAGGGCAAGGCCGAAACCTGGCTGGCGAAAGCCCGCGAAGGCGCACTAGACACGAAACTAGCCGCGCAGAATGCACAGATGCAGGAACAGCTTGCTGCCCTGCGCGCGCAGATCGAGGCAATGGGCGCCACGCCGTCCGCCGAGCCGGTCAAGGCCGAAGTCGTCACCGAAGGCCGTTTCATCGGCCACACGGCGAGCGACCTGCGCCGGTATATTGAGGCGACGACAGGCAGTAAGGTAAAAGGCAACCCAAAACTTGCCACGCTGACGGCGATGGCGGAAGAGGTCGCTGGAGTGGCGGAGATTAGTGCATGAGCCTCCTGACGGTTTTTCAACAGGCCTGCACGTCAGGCATCGCCCTTGAAAAACCGGCAGCGGTTTACGGTTCGACGACCCGCGAGCACGTTGAGCTTGCGAATATTGCTAACGAAATGGCGGCTATGATCGCGGCCAGCCATGAATGGCAAATTCTGAACAAAATTGCGACGATTACCGGCGACGGGACGACCGAAGACTTTTCCCTGCCATCCGATTTTGACCGGATGCTGGACAAGTCGCAGCTGTGGTCCACGTCGCTGGAGACGCCGTTATCTCCGATCAGTGACCGCGATCAATGGCTTGAGCTGGACATCAAAAGCTTTGATTTCGTCATCAACGCCTGGATCATCTACGGCGGGCAAATCCACATTAAGCCCGCTCTTTCCACGGGCGTGCAGGTAAAATACTGGTACCAATCCAACCTGTGGGGCCTGAACGGCGCAACGCCGATCAGTGAGTTCACGGCAGACACGAACACCTTCCGCATTGATGAGCGGCTTCTGAAGCTCGGCATCATCTGGCGCTGGCGTGAAATGAAGGGCCTGCCATACGCAGAAGATCTGGCCACTTACGAGCGCCTGCTTGCCAAGCTGGCGATGCGCGATAAGGGCAGTCGGATAATCCGCCTTGGAAAGGCCGTCCTCCCGCGTGACACGACCGTGGCTTACCCACAAAGCATTGTGCCATGAGGATGGCGCTACAGCCTTCCAGGCGGCCCCCGCTTTACCCCGCGCCGCGTCAGGCGCGCCCGGCGACATTCCCGGCGCCTGTGCGGGGCTGGGTCACGAACACGAACCTTTCCGCCCCTATAGATCAGGCCGCGCTCGTTCTGGATAACTGGATACCAAGCCCGACCGGGATTAAGGTGCGGGGCGGATGCGCCAAGTATGCAACGCTTCCTTCAGCCGTCACCGCAATGTGGATTTACGAGAGCGGTTCGGTCGAAAAGCTTTTTGCAGCGACAGAAACAGACATTTACAACATCACGTCTGTTGCCAACCCTGCCAGTGCGCCTGCGGCTGACGTAAGCAGTTTGACCGGGGGTGATTGGACGTTTGTGCAGTTTGAGACCAGCGGCGGGGATTTCCTAGTCGGGGTCAATGGCACGGACACCCCGCGTGAATATGACGGCACGTCGTGGTCAACCAGCACGATGAGCCACGGGAGTTTGACCACCTCGACGCTCAGTCATGTCTGGGCATTCAAGGAACGCCTGTTCTTCATTCAGGGCGGTACCATGAATTTCTGGTACCTGCCTGCGGGTGTTAAAACCGGAAGCCTGACGCAATTCAGCCTAGCGGGTGTCTTTTCTAAAGGCGGTTCGCTCCTGTTTGGCGCGACATGGTCGCTTGATGCGGGTGACGGCGTTGACGACCTTTGTGTCATTGTCAGCACGATGGGCGAAGTCGCGGTTTACAAGGGCGATAACCCGAACAGTGCTAACACATGGGCACTTGTGGGCCGATATGAGATTGCCGCGCCCTTGGGCAAGAACGCAATAGAGCGGGCGGGCGGCGAACTGCTGATTGCGACAGTTGAGGGGATTTTGCCGATCTCCGAGGCGGTTAGCAAGGACCGTGCAGCCTTGAGCCTGTCCGCCATCAGCCGCGCGATTGAGCCGGACTGGACCGTGGCGGTTAAGGAGCGTTCCGGCTTGCCGTGGTCAATGCTCAAAGTGCCCGAGAAAAACCTGATGTTTGTTGGCACGCCTAGCCCCAGCGCGTCCGTTGAAAAATCCTGTTATATCGTCAACCTTGAGACGGGCGCATGGGCGCGCTATACGGGCGCGCCTTGGGAAATCCGTGCGCAGGCTGCGTTGCTTGCGGTGCATTACACGGGCACCGGCACGGGCGTGATCTACCAGACTGACATTGGCGGATCGGATGACGGCGTGGCTTACGTAGCCAGATATGCAGGGCACTTTAGCCCGCTGGGCGCTAATGCGGCCATCAAGTCCTGCAATCTGGTTCGGGCAAACTTTCGCGCCACTCAATCCTTTATCCCGCAGGTTTCGGGTAGCGTAGATTACAGCATCGCGTTTCCTGCCGCGCCGTCCAGCGTGGCCGACTCGACCGAGAACACCTGGGACACGGGTCTATGGGACGCAGCCGTATGGGACGCGGCTGCGGCTTCGTTGAGCGTGACGAGTAACTGGCGAAGCATAGCTAAGGCCGGGTTTGTGTTCGCGCCTCAGGTGCAAATCACTAGCGGCGTGACGCCCCGTCCTGATGCAGAATTGATGAGCTTCGATGTGCAGTATGAAGTCGGGGCGGTTGTGGTATGAGGCTCCTTTTTGGCCATTCGGATGCAGTGGAGGCTTTTGTTGCCTCGCTGATCCCGCGCTGTGCTGACGGGTTTGGGCCATGCCAGGGGATAGGTGTGATCGACAATGACGGGCGCCTTGTCGCCGGTTGGGTCTGGCATGGCTGGGACCCAAGCGCGGAAACGATGGAGTTTTCAGGCGCCAGCATCACACCGAAATGGATGACGCGGGACATTCTGCACGGGCTGTTCGGCTACGCCTTTGACGAGGTCGGATGTCAGATGGTGCTGACCCGTAACAGTGAGGGGAACAAGCGTTTACACCGGCAGCTTGCCCGTTACGGGTTTACGCGCTGGGACGTTCCGCGCCTGTTTGGCCGGGGCGAAAACGGGGTATTCTGGACGCTGACAGACGACGCCTGGCGTGCTAACAATTTCCATCCGGAGGCTAGATCACATGAGCAAACCGCGCCCGCCGAGGCCGCCTGACCCCCAGCAGGTCGCCTCCGCACAGACCGGCACCAATATCGGGACGGCCATCGCAAATACGCAGATGGGGCAGGTCAATCAGGTAACCCCTGACGCCTCGCTGACCTATACGCAGACGGGGACGCAGAGCTACACCGACCCGGCAACGGGGCAGACCTATTCGATTCCGCAATACACTGCGACGACCACGCTCAGCCCCGAGGCGCAGGCGATCCGTGAGCAAGGCAACCTAGCCCAGCTAAACCTTGCGACGCTGGCCGCAAACCAGTCGGGCCGGGCTGATCAGCTTTTGTCAACCCCTTTCAGCTTGTCCGGCATTCCCGGCGCGGCTGATCGCTCGCAATTGCAGCCGTCAACATTTGGCCCGGCGCTGACCGCGCCGCAGTTCAGCCAGAGCGGCGCGCCATTGCCGCAGGCCTCGCAAGCGGGCGCGTTGCCGGGTCTGTCGCAGGCTGGCAACATGCCGCAGGCGTCTCAGGCCGCCGCGCTGCCTCAAACCGCGCGAGCCGGAAACCTGCCCGCGCTATCGCAGGGCGCCAGCCTTCCGCAGATGGCGCAGGCCGGGGCCGTGCCGCAATTTGCGGGCGTTGGCACCAGCGCCGGATTGCAGAACACCTACACGCCCGAGGGCGGCTTCAGCGCCGACCGGCAGCGGGTTGAGGATGCCCTGATGGGCCGCCTGAACATGCAGCGCGAGCGCGACCTTGAGGGCCTGCGCACGCAGTTGCTCAATCAGGGCGTCAATATTGGTTCCGAGGCCTACAGCCGCGCGTTGCAGGATTTCGAGCGCACCAATACCGATATGCGCACGTCAGCCCTTCTGGCATCTGCGCAGGAGCAAAGCCGCCTGCTGGGCGAGGCGCGTGCGGCGGGCCAGTTTGGCAATGAGGCGCGTCAGGCCGAGTTCCAGAACCAGTTAGCGGGCACGCAATTTAACAACCTCAACGCTGCCCAGCGATACGCGATGGAGGAGGACCGGCGCCGGTATGGTGATCAATTCGGCGTGACGCAGTTCGGCCTTGGAGAGGACCAGCGCCGTTACGATGACGCGCAGCGTGCCGCGCAATTCAACATGGGCGAGGACATCCGCCGGTATGAAAACCAGCTAGGCCTGACCCAATACGGCCTGGGTGAAGATGCGCGCAGGTACCAGGACCAGTTTGGTATGTCTCAATTTGGCATGGGCGAAGACATCCGGCGGTATCAGGATCAGCAGCGGCTAGGCCTGTTTGGTCTCGGGGAGGACATCCGGCGCTATCAGGATCAATTCGGTATGGCTCAATATGGCCTTGGCGAGGATCAGCGCCGTTACGCCGATGCGATGGCGCAGCAGCAATTCGGCAACCTGCAATCTATTCAGGGGCGCGATGACGCCATTGCGGGCACGCAGTTTGCCCAGCAGCAGGCCATTATGGACGCGCAGGACAATGCCCGGGCACGAGCCTTGCAGGAGCAGCTTGCGCTGCGCAATCAGCCGATCAACGAGATTACGGCGCTTCTGTCCGGCTCGCAGGTGGCAACGCCGCAGTTCGGGATTGCTCAAAGCGCGATGATCCCGACCACAGATTATGCGGGCATCCGCCAGCAAGGTTTCCAGAACCAGATGGCTAATTATCAACAGCAGAACGCCAATTATCAGGCGATGCTGGGCGGGCTGTTCGGGCTGGGTAGGGCGGGTATTCAGGCATATCCTTGGGGGGGCGGCTAACATGAACGGCACATTCAACCCAAGAGCTTTAAATTATGGCCGCCTTCCGCGCGCAGGCATCATCGACCCGTCCCGCATGGGCAGGATGGCGCCTCAGATGCCAGTCGCTGGCGGATCGATGCGCCAGGGCGTTATCAGCACGCCGACCATGCGTGAGGCCATTATGCAGACGCAGCCGACGCAATCGGTTGCGGAAATTCTGTCAGAGCCGCTAGGCGAGATAACGCCAAACCTCGGCGCGGCAACTTCCGCCGCGAGCCGTCAGCGCCAAATTGCGGATATGCTGATGCAGGGCGCCATGGCACAGGACAACACGTCCATTGCAGGCGGGCTATCCCAGCTTGGACAGGCGTTCCTTGCGCGCCGCGCCGGGCAGAAGGCGGAGACGGCAGAGGACAAACAGCGCGAAATAGCGAGCCTGTTGATGCAACAGGCTATGGGCGAAGGCCCCGAAAGCCAGGCCGCACGGGCGCAACTCTTTGCAAACAACCCGGCAGCTATGGTTGCGCAGAGTGACGCGCAACGGGCGACGCAGGCAGAACAGCAGCGGACGCAGATGCAGAACGAAATGCTTGCAAATCTGTTCCCCGAAGGAAGCCAACAACGCGCCATGCTTTTGGCCGGGGTTGGAACCACGGAAGCAGCAAAACAGGCGTTTGCGCCTCAGGCGCCGCAAGAGCGTTGGGAGCAGATAGAAGCCCCGCCTGGAATGCCGGGCTTTTACGAGCGCAGCACGCTGACAGGCGAGACGCGGCAGGTTGCGGGTCCGCCAGATGCGGGCGTCATTGTTAATGCAGGCGACGTTGTCGCAGGTGACCGTCCAATTGTGGACAAACCAACAAAAGGGTATCAGCGCGCCTGGGATAAGGAAGCGCAAACGTATCGAGATGTTCCAATTCCCGGAAGCCCTGATGCCGTAACGCGCGAAGAAGAAGCGTATAGAGAATACATGAAGCTGCAAACCAGCGAGTTCAATTATGACAATGTGACAAACGAAATCGACAGGGCAATTAAACTTACTGATTATTCAACTGCGGGCGTTGGCGGTGCGATTCTCAGGGAATTGCCGATGACCTCGGCGCGAACACTTAACAACGCAATCACGATGGTCAAATCGAACCTTGGTTTTGACCGCCTCCAACAAATGCGCGAAGAGTCGAAAACGGGCGGCGCTTTGGGTGCGGTCACAGAAAAAGAAATTGATTTGTTACAATCGACCGTTCAGCGGCTTGATCAGCTTACTGATCCGCAAGAACTCATTCGCGCGCTACAGGTTGTTAAAGAACAATACATCAAGGTGCAAACGCTCAGGCAACAGATGTACGCGATGAAGTATAGTGGCGCCGCGCCTGGTCAATCGCGCCCGACCCCTGGCGCCAGCACGTCAGTTACAACTAGCGATCTCCCCCCCGGCTTTGAGATGATTCCATGAGCGAATACGCGGTCAACAGGCAAACTGGCGAAGTCCTTAAGCGGGACCAATCCGGCTCGTGGCAAAAAGTCAAATCTGCCAAGAACGCCAGCGGGGAAATTCTTATCAACGAGGGCAGCGGCTGGGGCGCTTTGCCTTCAGCAGCCGCGCAACCCGCACCCCCTGCAAGCCCTTTCCTCCAGCGCGCCACAGGAATGCTGCCCGAAGGCACGCAGCCTGTGTTTCCCGCAGGTGCGCAGGCAACGGCGCCGCGTCCTGTGTCGCGCATGGAAGCTGCGGCCCTTGGTGTACAGCGCGGCGTCAGCTTTGCTACGGCTGATGAGGCGGAAGGCGTCCGCAATGCTCTAAACATGATCCCGCCAGCCCCTGGACCAATTGGCTCAATGACCAATTTCGCCATGGGTCTCGGCGGCATGGCTATGGAAGCCATGACCGACAACCTGCCTCAATCTTACACGCAGGGCCGCGATGCGTTGCGCGCAAAAGAGGAAGCGGCTCGCGCTCAACATCCGGTAACGTTTGGCGGCTCTGAAATTGCCGGAAGCGTGCTAATACCTGTTGGCGGCACGGCTCGTGCAGCAACCAAGGGCGCTCAAATAGCTAAAGGCGCGGCTGCGGGCGCCGGAACGGGCGCAATTTATGGATTTGCGGCAGAGGACGGCACGCTTGAAGAACGAGCAAAAGCGGGGGCGATAGGCGGAACCGTTGGCGGGACGTTTGGCGGATTGCTTTCAGCCGTTATCCCGCGTGATATTCCGCTGAGTGACGTTCTCAACGCCGAGCTTTTCGGGACCAAGGTTTCCCGGCCCGTGTTGAAGACCATCGAGCGTATGCTTGTCGATGCTGGTGTGCCCGCTAACCGCGTAGAAGCCGGGGTTATAAATATTCGCCAACGATTGCAAAGCGGCCAGGTTGGCACGGGATTGCCGACGCGGTTCAAGGATGAGCTTGTCAAAGAGTTTGGCGAGAACGCGCGCGGGGTAAGCAAGGCGATAGAGACCCAGATACGCGGCGGTGCTGCACGCTCTGGCAGCGCGTCTGATACGGCTGTGGCGCGGGCTGTTAACGAAGACAACGCGGCTGCTCGTGAGCTTTTTAACAGGTCGGTTGATCAATTTGCGGGGTCCACTTCACGTCCTGAATTGCGGGGGCAGGCCATTAACCAACTCGAAAACATTGTGGAACAGCGATATAAACCGATTTTGGCCCGTCCGATAGCTGACCCGACAAAACAACAGGCGCTTATTGACGTTTTAAATTTGCCGCGCATGAAAACCCTCGCGTCTGAACTTGCCGAAGACGCAGAGCGCGAAGGCATCGACCTTGCCGCCTTGATTGCCCGCAACCCCGCAGATGCCGCGCACTGGATGCAATCCAAGGCTCGCCAGCTTGCAGATGATCGGGGAACCGTAACCATTACGGGCGCTGTAAAGCCTGACCGGATCATGAGCAACCGCCGCAAGGATATTCTAGACGCGCTTGAAGATGCCGTGCCGGGTTACCGTGAGACCCGTATGGAATACGGCGACAAATACGGCGTCACGAAAGCCATTAACTTTGCAAAAGGTTTCCTTACCCGCGCCAAAGATGACGTTGCCGTAGCTGACATGGCTGAAGAATTTGCCGACCTGTCCGAAGCGCAAAAGCAAATGGCTCTAGCATCGTTGCGCAGCGTTGTAATCGGCTCGGCTGAAAACGTGCGCTATGTGGACCCGGAACTTGGCGCGAGCGCGCTGCGCACCGCTGAGATTGGCAAAGAACCGGTCGTGAAAGCCCTGTCCGAAGTGGTTGGGGAGCAGGGCACAAAGCTGGCAGACGACATCAAGGCCATTGTGTCGCGCACTGATGCAAACCGCCGCATAAACCCTCAAGCGACCGGCTCGGACACTGTGCCAAAAGCTGAAGCAATTAAATTTGCCATGCGTAACACGCGCGGCCCGGTGCAACGGTTTGTAGGCAACATGCTGGGCGGTGCGCCGCTGGATATACTTGGCTCGGCCTTTACGGGCGGACCTACTCCAATTTCAGCGGCTCGCGCGGGTATTGAAGGCGCTGGCAAGGCCGCAGACACGCGCGCTATGTCTACCGTGGACAAAGTAACAGAACTTCTGCTTTCCCAACCGCAAACTACACGCGCGCTAAATACTTTACCGCCTTCCGGCGCTCCCCCAACAGGCGGGGGACAAATTATTGAACAGCTTACGCCACCCCCCGGCACGTCACCGCAAGGCGGCACCCCTCCACAAGCCCCCCGCACGGTTGGTGTAGCGCCTGCCGCTGCGGGTGCGCCCGTGTCTCCAGCGGGTGCGCCTGTGCCAGCGCCGCCTTCCACGTCAAGCCCGTTGGCGACGGAATGGCAGCAAGTCATGCCGCAAATTGGAGCGGCAAGGCAGGTAGCGAGCGATTTGAGGGACGCAGCGGCAACGGCTCGTTCACCTGACCAGATTGCAGATGTGCAAACGCAATTGATGCTTTTGCGCCAGCAATTGCAGGAAGTGGTGACCGCGCGGGGCGCTGGCCAAACTGCTGAAGATTTAAGGTTGCAAGAAATAGTTGACGCGCTGTCAGTAGGTGGACAAGACCCGCGCTACCTCAGTGCGTTGGCTGATGAAGTTGCAAACGACCTGAATGCAATCACACAAGCCTTAAATCTTGTTAGGACAGTTGGGGTTCCTCCTCCACCTGTTCGCGGCGCAGGCTTTGCCCTTGGACCTGACACAACCAACGCTGCTTTTGGCGCCGGTATGGGCGCGCTGGGGCCTGCGGAGACACCGGAAGAGCGTCTGCGCAACATGGCAATCGGTGCGGGCATCTTGGGCGTCGGAAGCCGTGTCGGGCGCACTGTGGGCCAATCGCGTGCGGCAGGTGGCCGGACTGTTGGTATGGGGTCCCCCTACCTCAACCGCAAATCCATGCAACTCGCAGCACCCAGGGGCCCTGGCGAGGCTACGCTTGCGCTACGCGAAGAATGGCGCCCCTTGATGCCATCAATCGCGCAGGCCCGCGCCACGGCAGAGGATGCCATCCGCCTCGCCGAGCAGGCCCGCACGCCGCAGCAGATCGAGCAGGCAAAGGCTGCGCTGGGCACACTGCGCAATCAGGTCAGTGAAATGCGTGCCGCGAGGGGCGGGGCGGCGACACCCGAAGATCAGCGCATTGACGACATCCTTGACAGCCTCCAGCCGACCAATGATCCGGTCTTCCTTGGCACGCAGGCATCCGCCGCGCGCCAGTCGCTTGACAGGTTGGGGCAGTCTTTCAGATTTGAGCAGGCCGGGCCACGCGGCCGACAGGCGCTTTATGACGAGGCGCTTTTCGACCTGCGGGGCGACGCGCCGCTGGGCATGAATAACGCGGTCAAGGTTGTGACCGAACCGGTTATCGCGCCTGATGGAACAGTTCTGCGCAAGGGCGTTGCGGAAGCCGTCACGGGCGCCGAGCTGCCTATCAGCACGGGCCGGGCTCCGCCGCGCACGGTCCTGCCACGCGGCGCTGATCAGCCTTCAGAGCCTCGCGGG